CTATCTGATTCAGACATTAGGTTTTTATAAATTTTAATCATATATTGATTATAACATTCTTTTCTTTATATATAATAGTAATTATCTCTGAGGGAAAGTCCCCCCCTCCCCCCATAGATTTTTTATTCGTATCTAATGGTGGAAGTGAAGATAATATCTCTAGTGCAAAGTCCCCACAAACCCTATAATTACTATACCATAAAGAATTTGTGATGTAAGCCACTAATGTCCGTTTTATACCGTTATGATATACTTTAATTGCTTGTCCTGTGATCCGTCTCTCATACCCACCGATCATGGGGCAAGTCTATTTTTCATGGTATAATCTTTCTATTATGGCAAACCTCTGTGCACCCGAAATTTTTGGCGCTGATCCAGTTACAATTCAATGGCGTGTTGTTCGTGGTGACACAGGAACATTAAGAGTAGAATTTAAAGAAGCAGATGAAGTAGAACCTTATAATACAGAAGGCTGGGTTTATCGTTGTACAGCATACGATCAATCTGGAAATGTATTAGATGCTTTAGATTGTGAACCAGGAGAAGGATTTGTAGATATTACTGCTTATGCTTCAGTTACTAAGAACTGGGGAAGTGGTTATAAGGCTACCGTCGCAGAATTGCCTTTTGATGTGCAGGTAATTATTCCAGAAGAAATAGAAGACATTGTTTGGACACCAGTTGTTGGAACAATTTATGTTATCGGTGATGTAACACCAGGAGGTACTTTATAATGGCAGTTATTAAAATTGTTCCTATGCCAGGTGCAAAGGGAGACAAGGGTGACGATGGTGCAACAGGTGCACAAGGACCACAAGGACCTATTGGTGTGACAGGACCAGCAGGTGCAGATGCAGCATGGTATTACAATGGAGCATACAATCCTGGAGCATCATATGTAGTTGGAGATGTTGTAACTTATGACGGACAAACCTGGTATCGTAAAAATGCAAATGGCGGTAATGTTGGAGATACCCCATCTGAAGGTTTATTTTGGGATTTAATTGCAGCAAAAGGTGAACAAGGATTAACTGGATTAGAAGGAGAACAAGGTCCACAAGGAGAACCAGGACCACAAGGAGAAGTTGGTCCACAAGGTGAGCCAGGTCCACAAGGTGAGCCAGGAAATAGTGATGCATCAAATATGGTTAGATATTCTCCAAACTTCACTGCAACTGGTTTAACGTTTACTGGTACAGGAACAACTTATCCAACATATAATTCATATTACGTTAAGAATGGCAAGATAGTTAGTTTTGTTATTGAGGTTGATTGTTCTACCGTGACAAATTTTGGTACTGGTCAATATAAATTACAACTTCCATTTACTCCAGCGATTGGATTTAATCACTTTAGTGGTTGGGCACAAATAGACATTGCAGTAAATCCAGATGTAACAAATGGTCACGTAATTCTTAATGTAGATCATGCTGGAATTACAGATATTCTTGACTTGCATTATTTAAAGCAAGCAGGTGGAGCACATACTCCAATTATTGAGGGATTGTTTTTACAGGGTACACCAGTAACATTAACAACATCAAGCAAGATTTATGTTAATGGAACATATATTTGTCAATAATACCGTGAGATAATAACTCAATGGCTGTATCCAAATCCATGGACTTTCCAAACAGCAGTAAGAAATCTTCTTATGCTGCACAAGTTGTAGAAACACAAACAACAAATACTGATGTATTAATTAACTATGTTCCTGTTCCTGGCCCTATGGGGCCTCAAGGACCTGCTGGACCTATTGGACCTTCGGGACCTGCTGGAAAGGACGGGATTCAAGGTCCCAAAGGCGAGAGAGGTACACCTGGTAAAGATGGTCTAAGTTCCTTGTCTGCGTCTGGACAACAAGCAGGATGGGCATCATATTTTAATCTAAATAGAAAACCAATAAATCTTGGTGTCAACTATGGAGATGATGGATGGGTAAAGGTTTGGGTAGATTCCAAGGGTAGCAATACAAATGAAAAATATCTACCAGAAGGATGTACCAGTCTTTGGAATGCAGAGCAAAGAATGCTTAATTTTCATGGACTTAAAATTGGATCACAGGTATTTGTAACTTATAATTTTGAACTTACTACTGAGTCTAATAATACAGAGGTTTGGATGAGAACATTTTTCCCTAAATCTACCACTGAAATTTCACAGTTTGTAGCATCATTAAAATACCAATATGTCTACAATATGTATGTAACACAACATTTTTTTATAGAAGACAACGTTATGTGGAACTCTGGGGCGGTACCTCAAATTAGAACCGATTATGACTCATCCGTAATTATGAATTCCATATACGTCAGCGTGGTATAATTTACGAGGAGGAACTATGGCATTTCCAGGAACATATAACATAAATTACTACAAAGGTGACACTTATCAATTTCGTGTATACCCTAAAAAGCCAGACGGCTTGCCATTTCCATTAACATCTTATAATTTAGAAGATGACCCATTAACTACTGGAGAGGTAGAAGGAGTCATTTTTGCATTTGCACAATCACGAGGCGGAAGTTCTGCCCCAGGATGGCATAAATGTTTAGCAGAAATTTCTGATGAAGGAGATTATGTTTTGTGCACAATTAGACCAGAAGATGGATTAACTATGGATGCATCAAAAGATTATGTTTATGACGTTCAGGTAAGAAAACCAGGAGTAGATTATCCACAAGTATTAACTTTATTAACTGGAACAATTAATGTTACAGAACAGGTAGCAGATAAATAATGACAGATGACGTATTGGTTTTGGGTGGTCCAGATACAGTTAATGTAGAGGTAGATTTTGGAGATAAAGGAGATCGTGGTAGTTTAATTTTTGTTGGTAATGGAAATCCAGATTCTGTAGATATTGGACAAGATCCAAGAGTATTTGATTTATATATAAACTTAAAAAAGAATAGTCCAGAAAATGAATATTTAATGCTTTACCAGTACACCTATGGTTTAGGAAGCAGTACTCCGCAATGGCAAACACTTAACAGACTGATTCCAAACACTTATAGCACATTACAGGAAATATCTTTTCCAACACAAAATTATTGCAGAATACCATTAAGTTTTATTAAAGATCCATCTTATGTAGGAAATCTTACAAGTGCAAATTTTTCAGTACAGGCAACATTGGCAACATCTTCAGGTAGAGCAATTGCAAATTCAATAAAAACCGAAATTGTAAATGATGGCGGGTCAGATGATTTAAAAATTACTTTTTATGCAAAGGAGTTTGATGGAAGTTCTTGGGTAGATATTGTAGAATCAAGAACAGCCCACCTGCACATTTCGGTGGTATAATCAAGGGGGTGATTTAAGTGGCAGCAGAAGACATTGGTGGCATATGGAATGTAAAGCAACCAGGATATGAAGATAAGGCTGATATACAAGCAGCACTTAAGTTATTCCTGTATGGAGACTATAATTTTGATACTACAGCCCCGATTGGTGATCAAAAAACAGATTTAGCAAACAATGATGGGTTAGCCAGACATTTACAAGATTTAAGAGAAGATGTAGATAGAGTAGATAATCGAGGAATTGGTTCTGATTATTTAACTATAAATCAAATACAAGCAATTTCATCTCCAACTGACGGATATATTGTTATGGCATCAGACTCTACTGGCGCAGCAGTTCAGTCAACTTATGGAATTGCTCTTTATCAAAATGAAGAACCAACAACTAACCTAACAAACGGAATAGTCTGGATAGATAAAGACTCTGATAGTAAAGATATATATGTCTATGATTCTTCTGATTTTGTTAAAGTAGGAACATATACTGATGCCAAAGGTGATTTAATTGTTGGTTTTGATCAAGGAATTACTCAAATTTTACCAGTAGGAAGCACTGGAAAAGTTTTAACTGCAGATTCGAGTGCACCTTTAGGAATTTCTTGGACTGATTTAGACTATGAAACAAATAAAAATATATCTTCTATGTATTTTGGAAATTACTCAGATACAAGTTTAACTGGAATACAATTAAATGGTGTTAATGAAAATGGAACATTAAAGACAATTGATTCTGATGATATTGAGTTAGCAATAACAAAGAGTGCATCGTCAACAAAAACAAAAATTACATTTACTGGTGTCTGTAGACCAACAACAGATACAAATATTGAAGCATTTATTGGATTACAGAGAAAGATTAATTCTGGATCATACTCAACTATAAATGTTGGGTTAATATCTAAAGAATTAGTAAGTTCGCATTTTGAATGGCTAGACACTCATAATGCTACAACTGGAGATATTATTACTTATAGATTAATTAATATTACTCCCTCTGGATACCTTGCAAATGTCATAACACAAAGATTTGGCGAAACATCAGATACTTTTATTGTGGAGGAAATCTAATATGGCAAATCTAGCGTCGCAAAGCAAAGTAGCATATATGTATGATGAAGGAAGTAATTTATGGTACGCTATTGCTGGTGTTGCAAATACCAATGTTCCATATACATGGACACAGGCTCATACTTTTGGTTCTACAGTAACAGTTAATGATGTTATTAAGGCAAAAGGTGGAGTTAACATATTTCAAAATCCAAATGCTAGAGATGCTGCAATAACTTCACCAACAGAAGGTACCGTATGTTTTGTAGAGCAAACTAATAGTGGTACAGATATAAGTCAGGTTCAATATTATAATGGAACCAAATGGGTTGGGTTATTGGATAGTGTTGTTTTTAATGAAAAAACTGCTAACTATACACTTGTTTTAGGAGATGCTGGAAAAACAGTAACAATTAATTCTGGCTCAGATACAACAATTACAGTTCCTTTAAATTCATCTGTGCCATTTGAAATTGGTCAAAGAATAGACATAATTAGAGTTGGTTCAGGCAATGTTACTTTTAATGGAGCAACAGTAGCAGTTATAATTAATAGTAAAAATTCAAATAAAAAAATTGCTGCAAGGTATTCTGGTGCAACCTTAATTAAGTATGCTACCGATACTTGGGTCTTACTTGGCGATTTGACGGCGTAGGTGTCCAATGCTAAATTCATTATGGACATTTTTAGCAAAAGGTATGGGATCAGTACCCAACCTACTTGGATTAACAAAAAATCAAGCAAGACAATCATTGCAGAATGCAGGATTTAATTATGGAACAGAAATAGAAGAGGTTCAAGATAATGAATCTTTAACTGGATTAGTTAAATCACAAGATGTTGCAGCAAATACATTATTAGATTACGAAAGTACTGTTAACTATAAACTTCACTCATTTTCTTTTTCTCCATTTGGTGTTTTTGGTTTTTCTCCATTTGGTGTTTTTGGTTTTTCTCCATTTGCTGTTTTTGGTTTTTCTCCATTTGGAGTATTTTCTTTTACACCAGGACCGATAGAGTGTCCTCAGCCAGGAGCATGGTCAGAGTGGTCTGCTTGGGACATAGGCCCATGGGGTCCATGGGGTGAATGTGAAGCAGATGGATATAGAAGACAACATAGAACATATACAAGAACAAGAACAAGAACAATATATACATTAGTATCAGGAAACTGTATTGCTGGAACTGAAACTCAAACAGAAACTATGGACGATGTAAATGTTGAGGTTTGTGGCACTCCAGCCTTCAACTTTATGCCAACATTTGCTGTCTTTAGTTTTACTCCAGGATTTAGCGTATTTACATTTACACCAGAACCATCATTTAACTTTATGCCAACGTTCGGAGTGTTTAGTTTTACTCCAGCATTTGCAGTCTTTAGTTTTACACCAGAACCATCATTTAACTTTATGCCAACATTTGCCGTCTTTAGTTTTACTCCACAGGCATTTTCTGTGTTTTCATTTACTCCAGCATTTAGCGTATTTAGTTTTACACCAGAGCCATCGTTTAACTTTATGCCAACATTTGCCGTCTTTAGTTTTACACCAGCATTTAGTGTCTTTAGTTTTACACCAGCATTTAGTGTCTTTAGTTTTACACCAGCATTTAGTGTCTTTAGTTTTACACCAGCATTTGGTGTCTTTAGTTTTACTCCAGCATTTGGTGTCTTTAGTTTTACACCAGAGGCCACTTTTAGTTTTACCCCAGAGGCTAGTTTTAACTTTGCACCCTGGGGCTAAACTATTTAATTAGGAAATTTGCCTAACCATTCTTTTGCTTTTGGAGTTAATCCTTTCCAAGAACTCCAGTCTTCTCCGCCATTTGTCATTTTATAGGCAATTTGTGCATTTACAACTGGATTAAATAAGTCAGCATTGTGATCTAAATCATACTTTTTACGACGATCTGGACCAAGCATTCCAAGCATGTTTATTTGAAAAATACCATATGAACTGTCTCCAGTTTCAGTATTTCCATTGAATGCAAATGGTCGACCATTACTTTCTCTCTTAGCAATAGCCCAAGCCTCCTTAAGATTTTGACCTTCAAATCCTACTAATTTTAATAGATTTTTAAGATCTTTATCAGATAGAGATGTAGCATTTTTATATTTTTCTAACTGATCTTCTTTAGCCTTAGAAACACTTTTGGCCACTTCCGTGGCCTCAATAGTCTCTTCAAGCGTGATAGTTTTACTATCTAATCGGTTTTCAGAAGCATTGGCAATGTTTGACCAAACGGAAAACATCACCAATATGCTGAGTGTTCCAATGATATTCCTATTATTATTCATAAAGTTAATCATAGTTTCCTCCTTAGAAACGGAATGACACCTTTTTAAGGGTGTCATATTACTTCTAAGTATAACACAATTTAGTCAAGGTAGTCAAATAATGATATAATTACTGTCTATGGCAGATACAACAGATAATTATAATTTAAAATTTCCAGAAGCAACAGATTCTGTAAATGTTCATAATGATATTAAAAAGTTAGCAGATTCTGTTGATACAGCATTACAATCTTTAGACGCATCTAATGTTAGAATAAAGGTTATTAATAAAACATCAAATAATATTTCTGCTGGAAAACCAGTTTATGCTGCAACATGGTTTGATCCTGATTTAAATCAAGAAAGAGGTCAAAATAATGGAAGAACAGTTATTAAACCTTTTACCTCAGAGTTATCTGATAATTATCCATTTTTAGGATTAACAAAAGAACAAATAAATGCAAATGGAGGAACTGGAGAAGTTGTTGTTTCTGGAGTCCTTTCTGGACAAAATATAAATACATCATCTTTTCAAGCAGGAGATCTTTTATATCCAACTTCTGGTGGTGGACTATCTACTACTGTAAATGGTGGAGCAATTGGTGTAGTTGCTTTAGCAGCAACGAGTAATGGAGTTATAGTTGTTCAAGCAAAAGGTAATGGAACATGGGGAGCATTAAAGGCTGGATTAGCCTAAATATGATATAATCGACATATGGCTACCTTCCGAAATCAACCCACAGACTCATATGCTTTAGGTTCTGCTCCACCAGAAGTTCGTTGGACGGTAGTTAGAGGAGACTCTGCAGCATTTAGAGTTTATGTAACAAACGATGCAAGAGAGCCACTATATTTAAATGATTGGGAAATTGCAATGGACATTTATCGTCCATCTACTAGTCAAGTTATAGTTTCATTATCACCAGAACCAATTGAATTTCAAGACTCAGAAGGAACATTTACAGTTAACTTAACATCTTCACAATCAGAACTTTTAGAGACAGGAGATATCTTTGACATTCAACTCACAGAACTTTTGTCTGAGGGAAGAGTCTGGACGGTAGCCAAAGGATCAATGGTTATCCTTGAAGATGTTACGCAATGAGCAATTATAATTTAATCCCAGTAAATCAAGAAGTTTTTAATACAACTCATAAAAAAGCACATGCACAAATTAAAGAACTTGATAAAAGATATATCAGAATAGATCATATACAACCAAAAGCAAGAATTGAAGAAGTTTTACCTTTTCGTGTACAGTTTATCAATGTTAGCGTGTTTGGGTATTCAAAAAATAATCCACCCCCAATACCGCTTCAAATTATTGGATATAGTAATTATATTCTATAATAAAAAGGAGTTATAATACCATCATGGCAAAAATATCAATACCTAATCTAAAGACAAAGTTTGAGACTGGGGATCGCCCCACGCAACAAGATTATGAGGATTTAATTGATTCAGCCTCAGCCCGTTCAACCGACCTTGGTTCAATGGGTAATAATGAAAATACAATTACGGGTATTGAAAATGCCACAGTAATTGATAACTTTGACGCCACAGAATGGCGTATGGTTAAGTATATTGTTTCTATCGCAAAAGTAACTGCGGGAGATAATAAATTCTATGCAACAGAGTTGACCATCTTGGTAGACGGCACAAATGTGAATGTCTCTGAGTATGGCACAATAGACAATGATGGGAATATTGGCACCGTTAGCGTCTCCAGGGTTGGAAATACAGTATCCTTAACGGTTACTCCAGATCCTGCGATTAAGCCAGTCACAGTTCGTTATGCACGAATTGGACTTAAGGCATAAACAAGGAGATAAATAAATGGCAACAGTAAACAAAGACTTTAAAGTAAAGAATGGTCTCATCGTTGAAGGCACAACAGCCACAGTTAACAACTATGACATTCTTACAAAGAAGACAGACGATCAAAACTATATCGTCAATTTAATTGGTGGTACAGCCACCTCAGCAAACGAAGCAAACAAGGTTGTAAAGCGTGATGGCTCAGGCAACTTTGCTGCAGGAGTAATAACAGCAGACCTCGTTGGTGATGTAACTGGTAATGCAGATACAGCAACAGCACTTGAGACTTCTCGCACAATTGAACTTACTGGTGATGTAACTGGTCAAGTTAATTTTAATGGTACACAAAATGTACAAATTTCTACAACATTAAATGGATCTTTTGCAACAGATGCAGAGGTTGCAACAGCAAAGTCTGAAGCAATTTCAGCAGCATCATCAGATGCAACTACAAAGGCAAATGCGGCTCAAGCAGCAGCAGAACTTACAGCATCAAATGCTCTTTCTTCAGCAGTAACAACTCTTGAAGGACAGATTGCAGACGCAGAAACAGACGCAAATACTTACACAGACAATGCTATTACAGCACTTAATCTCGCTGGCACATATGATGCACTTGGTGCAGCAGCAGATGCTCTTGCAGATGCAAATACATACACAGATGGTAAAGTTTCAGCGCTTGTAGATTCAGCACCAGAATTACTTAATACTCTTAATGAGTTAGCAGCAGCAATTGCTGATAATCCAAACTATGCAACAGATGTTGCTAACTTGGTTGCAACAAAGGCTGATACTACTTATGTAGACGGAGAAATTTCAGCAGTAGATACAGCAGCACAAGGCTATGCTTCAACAGCACAGTCAAATGCACAATCATTTGCTACAACTGCAGCAAACAATGCTCAGTCTGCAGCAGAAGATTATGCTGATGGACTTGCAATCAATTATGATTCAGCAGGTTCTGCAGCAGCAGCACAGACAGCAGCACAGTTATATGCTGATGGTCTTGATGATGCAACAAATACTCGTATTGATAACCTTACAACATCAAATGTTGCAGAAGGTACAAACCTTTATTACACTGATGCTCGTGCAAAGGCAGAAGCAGCAACGCTTCTTGCAAATGCAACAAAGACTAACATTGTAATTACAAAAGATGGATCAAATAATCTTACAATTACCGCAGAAAACGGTGTTGCAGATTCTGACACAGATGACCTTGCAGAAGGAACAAACCATCTTTACTTCACAAATGCTCGTGCAGTAGATGCTCTTGAAGCAGTTGTTCCTAACTTTACAGCAGTTGAACTTAATTCAATTGCAAAGCAGGTAGCAGCAACCGCTTCTATCGCTACAGCAAGCACAAACAACGCAATTTCATGGTTGAAGGCAGACTATCGTTCTGCTGAATTCCTTGTTAAGATTGCTAATGGATCTCATACAGATGTATCCAAGGTTATCTTGACACTTGACACTTCAGATAATGTCGCTATTACAGAATACGCAATGGTTGGAACAAACGGTTCTCTTGGATCAGTTTCAGCAGATGTTTCTGGCAATGATGTTCGTCTTCGTGTCACTACCGCCAACAACAACTCAACAGTTGCTGTTATCGGAACACTTTTAGCATAAAAAATAAATAAAAAGAGGGAGTGGTAATCTTGGCAACAGTCAACAAAGACTTCAAGGTTAAAAATGGACTTATCGTCACTGGTGGCGGTGAGTTTGGCGGAGCGGTAGTTGTAGGAGAACCTACATTATCTACCCATGCTGCTACTAAATCATATGTTGATTCAGTAATAGGTGGCATGACAGTTGGAGGTACCGCTCCCTCTACACCAGATAATGGTGATCTATGGTTTGATACATTAACAGAAAGAGTTAATGTTCATTATAATGGTTCTTGGCTAACAATCGCAACAATAGACGATACTCAGAGTCTTCCACAACATATTCACGATACAGCAATCGATGGTACTGGTTTTATAGTATCTCAATTTTATGAAGGCGGAAGTTTTAATAGCCCACAAGGAGCAGGTTTAGATGCTGGAGGTCCAACTACAAATCAGTGGACTCTTGTATTTGATGGAGGAAGTGCTATTGATAATTTCAACTAAAAATTGATGTTATAATTAGCACAGAAATAAACTGGTAGAAATACCATAAGGAGAGAATAAAATATGGCAACAAGAATGCAACAACGCAGAGGAACCGCAGCACAATGGACTGCAGCGAATCCAACTTTAGCAGCAGGAGAAATCGGATTTGAAACCGATACCAACCAGTTCAAAATTGGAAACGGGTCTTCGGCATGGTCTGCCCTCTCCTATTTTAAAAATTTAGATGGCCTTGATGGCGTAGGTGGAATAGTAACCCTAAACGCACAAGGTATGATCGATATAGCATTAATCCCACAAGGCGTGGCATTAGATGCAGAGTTAACTCAATATATTGAAGATCATAATAATGAGACAACAGGTGTTCATGGAATTTCTAATACAGCAAATCTTGTATATCAAACAGACCTAACAACTACGGTAAATGACGCAATTTCATTAGAAGTAAATAATAGAAACGATGCAATTTCTGATGCTATTGGACAAGAAGTAACAAACCGTAACACTGCAATTGATGATGCTATTGCATTAGAAGTAACAGAGCGCAATACTGCAATTAATGATGCTATTGCCCTAGAAGTCTCTGCTAGAGATGTGGCTATTGATGATGCTATTGCTCAAGAAGTAACAGATAGAAATAATGCAATAGGAAATGAGATTGCAGCAGAAGTTTCTGATAGAAATCAGGCTATTGATGATGCTATTGCTCAAGAAGTAACAGATAGAAATAATGCAATAGGCACAGAAATTGGTACACATAATTCTGACACAACTGGTGTTCATGGAATTACAGATACAGCAGCACTTGCAACAAAAACATATGCAGACAATGCAGCATCAGCAGTAGGATCTTCTGCTTCAGCAAATCTAACTGCTCATACTACAGCAACAACAAGCGTACATGGTATTGCTGATACAGCAGCACTTGCAACAAAAACATATGCAGATGGAGCAGTTTCGACAGCAGTTGCAGCATTGACAAAGTCTTCCGTAGGACTTGGAAATGTTGATAATACATCTGATGCAAATAAGCCAATATCAACTGCAACACAGTCTGCACTTGATCTAAAGGCACCGCTTGCTTCTCCAACATTTACTGGCACAGTATCTGGAGTTACAAAAGCAATGGTTGGACTTGGTAATGCAGACAATACTTCCGATGCTAATAAGCCAGTTTCAACTGCTACACAAACAGCACTTGATCTTAAGGCTCCTCTTGCAGGACCTACCTTTACAGGAACTGTTACTCTTCCATCAACAACATCAATTGGAAATGTTTCAGCAACTGAACTTGGATATGTTGACGGTGTAACCTCAGCAATTCAAACACAATTAGATTCTAAGTTAGCACTTGCTGGCGGAACAATGACAGGAGCCTTGACACTTTCGGGCGCACCATCAGCAGATTTACATGCAGCAACTAAGGCATATGTAGATAATGTAACTGCAGGAATTAACTTCCATCAGCCAGTTCGTGTTGCTACAACAGCAAATATTACATTAAGCGGAACACAAACAATTGATGGAGTTTCTTTATCTGTTGGTGATCGTGTTCTTGTTAAGGATCAAACAACTCAAACACAAAATGGTATTTATGTAGTTGCTTCAGGTTCATGGACAAGAGCAACAGATGCAGACAATACTCCAGACGGAGAGTTAAAGGGTGGAGATTTCACTCTAGTACTTGAAGGTACTGTTAACTCAGGATACGGATACGTTTGCTCTAACACATCAGCAATTACAATTGGAACAACAAATGTTACCTACGCAGCATTTAATGCTGCTAAAGCAATAACAGCAGGTTCAGGTCTTACAGAATCAACACCAGGAACAATTGAAATTGCAACTGGTGGAGTTACATCAGCAATGATTGCAGATGGAACTATCGTAAATGCAGATATTAATGCGTCTGCAGCAATTGATCAATCCAAGATTTCTGGACTTTCAGCATCATTTGCTGCTAAAGCAGATCTTGCATCACCAACCTTCACTGGAACCGTAACTCTTCCAGCAGCAGGTATCGTATTTTCAGACGGCACACAGTCTAAAGAAGGCGTTCCTTCAAGAACGCCAATTATTCAAAAGTCCGCAGCATATACACTATCTGCACTTTCTGAAAGAGACTCTATGATTGAAGTTTCACACACTGGCGGAACTGCTGTAGATATTACAATTCCAGCAAACTCCTCAGTTGCATATCCAGTAGGAACATCTATTGATGTTCTTCGTACAAATACTGGTGGAGTAAGAATTGTCGGAGCAGCAGGAGTAACAGTAAATGGTACACCTGGTGCATATTTAAGAGCACAATGGTCTGCAGCAACCTTATTTAAGAGAGCAACAGATACTTGGGTCTTGATAGGCGACCTCGCTACGGCGTAATAGAAATTACAAATAAAAGGAGTAGATAGTAATGGCAGGTAAACTTGGAAGAAAAGCAGGTCAGCAATCATGGCCTAATGATGTAACAATTACCACTGCAACAGACGTTGGTACGAATCGTCCATATGCTGCCTCAGCAGCATCAACAGAGGCAGGAGCCTCTGGTGTTGGAGGATCTGTAAGTCTTGCATGGTCTTTACCAGCAGGATCAGCAGAAGCATCATCTTATACCATTACTACTACTCCTTCTACTTATTCAAAAACGGTATCTGGAACAAGCACTACATTTGAAGGACTTGCATCTAATACAGCATATACATTTACAATTAAAGCAAATAATAGTGTAGGCTCTTCTGCAGGAACAACATCTTCTTCAGTAACTGCTACTACAGTTCCTCAAGCACCAACACTTTCATCTGCAACAGATGTTGGAACAAATAGACCCTATAACAATGGATCTGTTTCTGTTGCATTTACTGCCAACGCTACTGGTGGAAAATCAATAACAAGTTATACAGTATCTGGTGGAGGATATTCTGCTTCTGGAGCAACTTCCCCATTGGCTCCAACAGGATACGCTACTGGTGCAACTCCAACGTTTACAGTCACTGCTACAAATGGAAATGGTACTTCATTAGCATCTTCTGCTTCTAGTGCTGTTACAGTAACAACTGTTCCAGATACACCAGCAGCACCAACAGTATCATCTCCAACGCCTTCTGCTGGAGTTAACGTTGCTGGAACTACAACAGACAGCGTATCTTGGTCTGCACCAGCAAATGGTGGAAAGGCTATTAGTCAATATACCTGGACATCTTCGGACTCAAAGTCTGGAACAACAGCAGGAACATCGGTTTCTGTAAATCAAGAAGGTGGAACTGCTCAAACTTATCAGGTTCGTGCAGAAAATGCTAATGGTGCTGGAAATTATTCTTCTGCATCTTCTAGCGTTACAACATTCCAATTTACTCCATTCTCGGTCTTCGGATTCTCACCATTCGGTGTATTTTCCTTCGCACCATTCTCGGTCTTCGGCTTCTCACCATTCGGTGTATTTTCCTTCGCACCATTCTCGGTCTTCGGCTTCTCACCATTCGGTGTGTTTGGCTTCTCACCATTCGGTGTCTTCGGCTTCTCACCATTCGGTGTCTTCGGCTTCTCACCATTCGGTGTGTTTGGCTTCTCACCATTCAGCGTGTTCGGCTTCTCACCAGCGTTTAACTTTGCTCCTTGGGGCTAAAACATGGTATACTGTAGTAATACAGTAGAAGGGTAAAATAAAATGCAAAATCAAGGAATGAGTCCAACTGCAAAATTTGGAACTAAGCCACATAAATTTTTTGAAAGACATTTAAATAATGATCTTAATAAATTGTCTAATTTTTTATCTGATAGATATGAAAAAATAGAAAGAGCCGAAATAGATGGTGTAACTCCTTTGGGTTCTGCAGGACACGAATATTGGGTAAAATCTGGAAGTACTTCCACAGTAAAATGGAGAGAGTACAATGTTTTTCAATTTCATAGTGAAGAAATATATAATGTTTTTAAAGGTGTTAAAGATGCAACAAAAGAGGCATGTGAATATTATGATATTGACTTTGATGCACAAAACTTTATGGTTCAGGGATGGTTTAATATAACTCATAAGGGTAAAGGCAAATTAGATTGGCATGATCATGGTCAACCAGGAGCACCAAATTTTCACGGGTATTATAGTGTTAAAGCAGAGCCTTCTACAACACATTATCATGTGTATGGAGAAGTGGTAGATCATCATAATATTGATAATAAATTAATTGTTTCTGAAATGGGTCATCAGCATGCTATGGCAGATTGGGATTGGGAAGGTCCAAGAATAACAATCGCTTACGACATTATTCCATTGGAATATTTAATTAGGGCAAATGCTGCCGAACAGCATTGGATCCCATTGTTATGATAGCAATGAAGCCACCACATAAATTTTTTGAATCATTTATTGATAATGATTTAGATTTTTTATTTGACTATTTAGTAGAAAAACAATCGGAATTACTTTCTGGTTCTTTAGCACCTATTCCAGAAGATGTTTTATCAAAGTATAACAAAGATAATGGACCAACAACACAATTAGGAAACTATTATAATATTTTTAATTTTGAAAATAATGAAATTAAAAATTTAAAAATATCTTTATCTAATTTAACTAAAGAAGCATGTGAGTATTATAATTTTAATTATGAAGAACTGGACTTTATGATTCACGGCTGGTATAATTTAGATTATAAAACTTATGGAAGTTGGGACGAAAAAAAACAAAAAATAATGGCTGTAAATGGTGGAGTTAGTCCAATAAATAATGCCCATTCATTTCATGATCATGCAGAGGGCACAGGAGCACCAATCTTTCATGGTTATTATTGTGTTAACGCTGAACCATCTATAACATTTTATAAAATAAATAAACAAGTGTTATTTGAAAATCACAATAAAAACAATAGAGCAATAGTATCAGAAACAGGACACCCACACGGTAGAGATGATTGGTATGAGGACAAGCCAAGAATTACAATTGCTTATGATATTGCTCCAAAAGATTCTCACGTAGTAACAGAGTTATGGACAAAATTATGAAAAAGATAATTTGTTTTTTTAAAGGACATAACATGCAAACATCTGAATGCCCAGTTACTGGTGCAAAACTAAATATATGTCTAAGATGTTTTCCACAAAATCATTCAAGAGTAACTTTTAAATAACTATAACCCTCAATAATAGCATAAGAGTTTTATAAAACTAAAAACTCTGGTATACTTAAATAATTACAGTTTCTTAAGGAGAATAACAGTGTCAGATTTTTTTAGTTTTCGCTTGTCAGAAGATTTTATAAATGAGTATAAAACAAAAGAACCACCATTTGGATTTACAGATGCTGGTGGTAATTCACTAGGAGAGATTACGTTTATTCGTACCTACTCTCGAATGAAGGAAGATGGAACTAAAGAAAGATGGTATGAGGTTTGTCGTCGAGTAATTGAGGGCATGTATTCAGCCCAAAAGAATCACGCCAAAGAAAACAGACTCCCTTGGAATGACTATAAAGCACAGGCTTCTGCAAAAGAAGCATATCAGCGTTTGTTTGAGTTAAAGTGGACACCACCAGGGCGAGGCCTATGGTCTTTTGGCACGGCACTTACAATGGAAAAGAAAAACTCAGCAGCATTACAAAATTGTGCTATGGTATCTACAAAAGATATAGACAGAAATGATCCAGGAACATTATTTGCTTGGGTTATGGATGCGCTTATGATGGGTGTAGGTGTAGGATTTGATACTGTCGGGGCAGAAAAAAAGTTACCTATTTATGACCCTACAGAACCACCACAGGTTTATGAAATCCCAGATACTCGTGAGGGCTGGGTAGAATCTGTTAGATTATTAATTAACTCATTTTTAAAACCTAATATGTACATACAAGAATTTAACTATGACCTCATTCGTCCTTTAGGAGCACCTATTAAAGGGTTTGGAGGCACAGCAAGCGGTCCTGCACCACTTATACAGTTACACAAGCAGATAAGGTCTGTAATCGGCGGTAGGGCAGGAGAAACACTTGACTCAAGAGCAATAGTAGATATCGTTAACCTCATTGGCACCTGCGTGGTATCAGGAAATGTTAGACGATCTGCAACATTGGCTCTAGGTAATGCTCAAGATGAAGACTTTATGAATCTTAAGAATTCTGAGGTTTTCCCAGAAAGAAATTCATTTGATCCAGAAAATCCAGGTTGGGCCTGGATGTCAAACAATTCTGTTTCTGCGACGGTAGGCACAAAGTACGAAGAATATGTAGACCTTATTGCTAATAACGGAGAACCTGGTTTTATATGGTTAGATGTGGCAAGAAATTACGGGCGTTTAAAAGATCCTGCTGACGGAAAAGATTATAGAGTCATGGGCTTTAATCCTTGTGCAGAACAACCTTTGGAGTCATATGAACTATGCACCTTGGTTGAAGTACATTTAAACCGTCATGAGTCTAAAGAAGATTTTTTGCGTACATTAAAGTTTGCATATTTGTATGGCAAGACGGTAACGCTGATACCAACACACTGGCAACAGACAAATGGAATTATGCAGCGTAATCGTCGCATTGGAACATCACTAACTGGTATTGCTTCATTTTCAGACAAATTTGGTTTGCCTGTTGTGCGTGAATGGATGGACGAAGGCTATGAAACTATACGTAGATATGATCATAAATATTCTGAATGGTTATGCGTTCGTGATTCCATTAGAGTCACAACTGTTAAACCATCAGGGTCTGTATCAATTCTTTCTGGCGCAACGCCTGGAGTTCACTGGGCGCCTGGTGGAAACTATTTCTTGAGAGCAATTCGTTTTGGGAATACCGACCCAATGATTCATTTGTTCAAGGCTGCTGGATATAAAATGGAGGCTGACCTTGTATCTGCGAATACAACTGTCGTTTATTTCCCAGTACATTCTGGTCATTCAAGGTCTGAAAAAGATGTAACGTTATTTGAGAAGATTGCGCTTGCTGCTACTGCTCAGAAATATTGGTCTGATAACGGCGTGTCTGTAACGCTTTCATTTGACAAAGAAACTGAAACAAAGCACATTGCGCCAGCGCTTCATATGTACGAAGGACAGTTAAAGGCGGTATCATTTTTACCTATGGGTAATACTGTGTATCCACAACAACCATATACAGAGATTACTGAAGAGGAGTATAATAGTTATATAGGACAAATAAAGAAGATAGACTGGTCCGCTATTTACGATGGAGCAGAAAATTTGGAGGCACAGGGAGAAATGTACTGCACAACTGATGCTTGTGAGATAAGGATTAAATCATGATAGATAAAATAAAGTATGTAGAAGAATTTATGCCAAGAGATATTGCTTTAAGGATATCTGATTATGCAAAAAAATATACAGATGATTTTCCAGAATATGGGAATAATGAACAAGAATTTACTGTTCATACATACAACGAAATAAAGGCTAGAGATCCAGAACTGTTGGATATAATGCAAGAGTATGCAATTAAAGTTTATAATTTTGTAAAAGAAAATTACGATGGCCCATTTCAAGATTTCCTTCATGAAAAAACACATATAGCAAAATTTGTTGCTGGAAAAGGAATGCACGAACATTTTGATTCTAACAGACCAAATGACATAGCAACCTTAGTTTACTTAAATGATGACTATGTCGGAGGAGATATTTATTTTCCAAAATATAACATATCCTATAAGCCAAAGCCAGGAGATCTTCTTTGTTTTCCAGACAATCCAGACTATGTTCATGGAGTAAAGGTTATAGATTTAGGAACAAGATATACTGCTCCTAGATGGTTTACACGCATCGTATGATAAAATAGACCCATAATGTCTAGTCCGTCAAATCTATATGCTGAAAAAATATTTGCTGAACATCCACAAAGACTTTGGGCTTTGGATGATAAAGTAGATTATGTATCAATTATTAATAACTCGCACAGAGATTTTTCATCATGGGAGATAATTAATGGGTCTTCTGTTTCTACAACAGAATTTTTAGACACACCATTTCCAGAAAGCATAGTTAATAAGATAACTCCAGAAAGTTTAGAAGGAGAAACATTTTCGGTAACTTTAGAAAGTCCAGATATTATTAATGTTGATGATATTAATCAAACATTAAAAACATTTTCTATAGGTTCTTATTTTTATACTCAAAGCCCATATGTTTTGGGTGTGGAGTTAGGTTATAGATATTATGACTCAGTTTTAAGTTCTTATGTTGATGTGTTAAGACCCTACGATGTTGCAATCAGAGAAAGATGGATCTTTTTATCAGAAACTTTTAGTCCAGACTTTGATAATTCTCAAATAAAAATTATAATTAAATTTAATTTTTTATTTGCAACTAATGACGTAAACGATTATTTAGTTTATTCAAATGGTTTAACATTTGGACAATGGTCTGAAGAATTTCATTCTCATTCATTAGGCATAACAACATCTAGTTTGCCGTCAACTATTTCCTTAGAGTCTTCACAGGTTATCCCAGCAGATGCTTACGGATTAACCGAAGACTGTGGATATTATTTTTCTAAAGATAATGCTTTAGTTGCAAAAAATTCTGGCGTACCAATGGTTTTTGGTTCACAAAGTATTACAAAAATATATAACAATGACAATATGCCATCTTTAATTATTCCATCTTTAGGTATGCTTTCTGATTCTGGTAAGCATCAAGATTATACTTTAGAATTTTGGCTAAGAACTAATAATGCATCAACAGAACAAAAAAGAATTATAGGTCCAATCGCATCTCAAGACGGTATATATTTGCATGGACCATTTTTATTATTAAAAATAGATGATAAATACGGGTCTTATTATGTTGGTAAATGGGAAAGACCAATGCTTATGCATCTTAGATATACAAATAATCAATTATCCCTATTATTAAATGGTGAAGAAATTATTACAATTACAATAAATTCTAACACAATATCCCTGCCTAGTGCATTTGATGAAAATAATAAAAGTCAAAATTGGATAGGATTTTATGCATATGAAAAAATAGAGCCAATAGAAATAGATTGTGTTGCTATATATCCATATGTAGTCCCATCTATTGTTGCCAAAAGAAGATTTGTGTTTGGCCAAGGAGTCCAGTACCCTCAAAATCTAAATTCAATATATGGCGGAGATTCTGTTTTGTTTGATTATTCTTTTGCAGACTATACTAAAAACTATAATTATCCAGATTTAGGATCGTGGAGTCAGGCATCAATAGATAATCTAATTATTGAAGATAATATGCTTACAATTCCAAATACTTTTATACCACAAATATTTACAAATAATTTTAATAAAAAAGAACAAGATATGTTTAATGACCAAAATTTATTGTCTGAAAATTTATATCTTTCTTTAAGGCCAAACAACTCTTGGAATTTAGTTAACTCATATATATACTTTGATAATTTTTCTTTATATAATCAAATAACAAAAGCAGTTTATGGGTTATTTGAAGTTCCAACCTCTTTTACTGGAACACAGGTTTTGATGAGAATTGAAGACAATAATTCTAATTATTTTTCTATAGAATGTGTTAATGATAAAATTAAATATATATTAAAATATAATAGTGTTATAAAAGATATATATGAGTGTTCTAGAGTAAATGCACTATCTTCAACCAATTTAGATGACGGAGAACCTGGAGAAACTGAAAACATTATTTTTGCTGTAGGACTTGAATTAGATAAATTTAGCAACCATTTTGGAGACAATATAATATCATTTTTTACTAATCAGTCCACATTAAAGTTATATGTTGGAGGAACAAAAGAATTTGAAAAAACTTTTACTGGAAAAATTTATAAAGTTGGAATTTGTTCTGAAAAGAATTTATTAGACATTGATAACTTATTTAATGAAATAGGTGTTCCAGTAGACTATGAAAATATATTTGACTTATACGAACCAGGCATAGACTTTGACGGCGGATTATATAATCAAGATAATATAGGATGGAGTGATTCTATAGGAGAAACAAATCAACTATTATATGAAGATGAAAATGATATAACAATTCCAATACTTGAAAACTATAGTTATTCTCCATCATTGCCAGACTTAAGACTTTTAAAAGATCATACCCCTAGCGTGGGCATAATTCCTAAAAAATATTTTAATAAATTTTATTTAGATGCAACTGTATCTGGGTCATGGAAAGATTATGTTCCATTGTCTTACTTTGGTCAAAACGTTGTAGATGAATATGGCAATCAAGTTTTTGAATTAGACTTTATTCAGTTTAATGTAAATTATCCAGCATCTGTTAAGTTTAAAGAAAGTGAAACAATAGATCCAAATGGATGGCCTTATTCAGAGTTATCTGCAGAATATTCTTTCCCACAGCAAAGGTCGTATGCTTCCTTAGACAATTTCTTATATACTGGGTATTTAAATTATGAAGATTTACAACAAAAATCAATTAAGAAATATACATATGATACTTCAAATGAAATTGTTAAAACATATATTACATTTGAATATTTAGAAGAAGGTGCAAATGCTGAAGAATCATTTTTTATAAGAAAAGAAGATGTTCCAAAAAATGGCGTAATTGAGCCAGGCAGCAATTGGATAAATACAAAGTATGAGGTTGTAGATAATGTTATTATTTATCCACCTAGCGGAGTTAATTTTAATGATTTAGCAATAGTGTTACATATAGAGGTTGACATAAATGGAATTAGATATAGTCCACTAAAAATTAAAAATTTACAGTTAGCATCACAGGCATTTAACTATAATGGAGCAAACAGCGTTGGGACAAGGTTTGGAGTTCCAGTTTATCCATATAAGTCTACAGGTTATTATTTTGATTACAAAACTAAAAATCCTTTTTCTATATATAAAGGTTCGTCTCCATATTTATATTTGACAAGGGATTCTGGTTTAGAAATAAGAGGAAGTTATGATCCACTAATTAATCGTGGTGTTGCTTTATCAATCAATCCATCAAAAATACAAACATACGAGATTATGGCAATGCAAAGTTTAATAAGGTTTAATTCTGATTTTTTCCCTTATGCTCCAACACAAATAATGCAAATAAATGCAAAAAATAAAATTATCAAATTGTATATGGTTGCAAACCACCCATCTGGTAAAAGAGCAAAGATATACGCTATTGATGGAAATACTGGTGGACTATACAATGCAATATCTTTTTATTTAAATGGAAAAATTGTTAAAGAACCAGTAATTAATATAAATGAATGGTCTTTACTTGGTATAGGATTTTCAGACATTTTAAATTTTAAATCCTATACTGGATCTATAATGATTAATGGTCCAATTATATTTAATGCTTTATCATATTATCAAACAACTAACTTACAAGAAGTTAAGAATGTTACAAAAAGACCTTGGGCTAGAGTTAGATTTTCTGCAGATGGCATATATGAATGGGAATATTGGAATGATTTTTATATGTGGGACGGCGTTTTGGTTCAGTCATCTAGCAGTTATTATGGTGTTGATCCTGAAGACCTATATAAGTCGTATACTGGCACCAATAAAATTATAATAGAAGATGACAGTGTTTTTGGTATTCAGGGTTACGAATATTCTATATTTAAAGACGTAACCTGGCAATCACAAATATCAAACGCAGTATAATATGGTATACTGGTGGTAATGAAAAGAGAGATTCCTGGCCAAATTGGCAAAACACGAATTAAAGCAATCGACAAAATGTACGATTGGGGAATATACGTATGGAAAAAACAAAATGGAAAATGGTTTACAGATGGACAGGGAAACATTTTAAACATACCATCTATGAAGGGTGATATTTCCAAGATAGCCGAACTAAAAAAGGCTGCAGCATATTATGGAGAGCCAGAGGGCGAGGCTATATTTTTCCCAGGACTAAACCGTGTTACCGATGAAGAGTACGCAGAACAAAAGCAAAGAATGCTTGAGGGGCTAATCCCTAACCTCAACGATATGGGATCTGTTTATGATGCAAAACAAACTATTAAAAAGTATGGAGCACAAGACTAATGAGCGACCAAGAATTTTTTATTAATGCAAGAATTGATAATCCAGTAGATATACTTCAGCAGTTTAAAGAAGAAGATCCATTTAATAAGTCTTGGACCGAATTAAAGAATCTAGTCGGATTAGACAATAACTTTAAGCGCAGAGCAGGAAGACTGGCAGAAAAAGCAGTCGCTCCAGAGAACATGACGGGGTATCTAAACAATGCTAAAGCACAGCCAACAGGTATAGACGGAGCACAATCAAAAGAGATCAATCCTGGATCTGTATATCGAAATGCTTACGGTTTATTTGATGTCATTACACCACCATGGAACCTTTATGAATTAGCAAATTATTATGATACATCTTTTGCAAATCATGCTGCTATTGATGCAAAGGTTGAAAATATAGTTGGTTTGGGATATGACTTTGAGATTTCTCCAGCGACAATGCTTCGTCTTGAGTCTAATCAAGATAAAGAGCAGGTAGGAAGAGCAAGAAATAGAATTGAAAGAGCAAAGATTGAACTACACGCATGGTTAGAGTCATTAAATGATAACGATTCATTTACTACAACTATGGTTAAGATTTATACTGATATGCAAGCAACAGGAAATGGATATCTAGAAATAGGCAGGACTACACGTGGGGAGATAGGATATGTTGGACATATACCTTCTACAACAATGCGTGTTCGTCGTTTGCGTGATGGATATATTCAGATAATTGGACAAAAGGTAGTTTATTTCCGTAATTTTGGCGCTAAGAATGCAAATCCAATTACTGCTGATTCAAGACCTAATGAAATTATTCATTTTAAACAATACTCACCTCTAAATACTTTTTACGGAGTTCCCGATATACTTTCAGCAATCAATTCTTTACACGGAGATCAGTTAGCCTCACAATATAATATTGATTATTTTAGTAATAAGGCTGTTCCAAGATATGTGGTGACACTAAAGGGTGCTAGGCTTTCTGCTGATGCAGAAGATAAGATGTTTAGATTCTTGCAAACAAACCTTAAGGGGCAATCACATAGAACGCTGTACATACCGCTTCCTGGAGATTCTGATACAAATAAAGTTGAATTTAATATGGAGCCAATTGAAAATGGTGTGCAGGAAGGTTCATTTGAAAAATATCGTAAACAAAATCGTGATGATATTTTAATTGCACATCAGGTACCGCTATCTAAAATTGGTGGTGGAGAGTCTGGAGGAATAGCAGCAGCACTTGCACAAGATCGTACATTTAAAGAGCAGGTTGCAAGACCAGCACAAAGAGAACTTGAAAAAACATTAAATAGAATTATTAAAGAAAAGACTGATATTTTAGTTCTTAAGTTTAATGAACTAACCCTAACCGATGAAAATGTACAGTCTCAAATACTTGAAAGATATGTAAAGAATCAAGTTATGCTTCCAAACGAAGCAAGAAATATTCTTGGACTTCCACAACGGGAAGGAGGGGATGAGCCTTTCCAGCCAAAACCACAGGATACCGCAACTAGAGCACGGGACGGAGAAAGAATGAATAATCAATCAGACAGTACCGCAACAGTTGCTGGTAGAAACCCAAAAGGTGAAGGCAGATCAACCGAGTAGTATACACAGGTTTTTCCACAATTTATTAACATTTGTATAAAAAGGCTCTATAATATATTCTAGTATGACTATATCTAAAGGCCATTGGGCAACCAACGGCGACTCAGTAAGACTTTCCCTTCCATTTGCGAAGGTTGATAAAGAGAGACGTATCGTCTCAGGTTTTGCATCTCTTGATAATGTTGATAAACAAGGAGATATAGTTACAGCAGAAGCATCAATGAAAGCGTTTTCTGAATTTCGTGGAAACATTCGTGAAATGCATCAACCACTTGCTGTTGGTAAAATGGTTAACTTTAAAGCAGATAGATATTTTGATCCAGAATCTAAAAAGTTTTATTCAGGTGTTTTTGTTTCTGCGTATGTATCTAAGGGCGCACAAGATACATGGGAAAAAGTTTTAGACGGCACACTAACAGGATTTTCTATTGGTGGTCGTATGAATAAATGGGACGATGGATATGATGAGAAATCAGATTCCACAATTAGAATTATTAAAGATTATGACCTTGTAGAGTTGTCACTTGTTGACTCTCCAGCAAATCAATTTGCTAATATTATGCAAGTTGAAAAAGTAGACGGAGTGCCGATTGTTAAAGGTCAAGATGTTGAATTAGAAAATGTTTTTTATGATGAAGAGTCTGGCATTGTTATGGTATCAGATCAGGAATCTGTTGCAAGTCCAATTAATGGTAATCAGATGAAAAATATAGGGTTCGTTGAAAAAACGGATAATGAAAAAATGGATATAGTCAAATTCTTAGTTGATAGTGCTAAAGGCATGAATGCTTCTAAGATAACAGAGGAGGAAAATCCTATGGCAAAGAAAACAAAAACTGTTGAAGAAACAGTTGAAGTAACTAAGTCAGAAGAGATCGCTCCAGTTGCTGAAGAAACTCAAGCAGTTGAAACTGAAAAAGCAGATGTTGTTGATGAAACAACTGAAAAGACAGATGTTGTAGAAACAACAGAAGTTGCTGAAACAGAAAAGGCTGCAAAGCATCCAGATAAGGAAACTCCTGCAGAAGATGCAGAAGAGGGTCCAGGTGCTGAGATGGAAGAAGAGAAGAAAGCAAAGAAGAAGTCAGATGAAGTAGTTGTTGACGCAATTGCTGAAATTAGAGAAACTATTACATCGGCCTTTAGCGATCTTTCAAATACTCTTAAGTCCTTGCAGGCTGAAGTAGAAGTACTAAAGTCTACCGCAATTGACAAGGAGACAGTAAAAAGTTCGTTTGATGCAGTCGCCAGAGATATCGCTGCAACTAATGAACGATTCAGTGAGTTTGGAAAGCGTGTTGACGCAGTAGAAGCAGATACAGCATTCCGAAAGTCTGGCGATCTAGGCGAGATCGTTCAGGATCGACCACAGGAAACTATGGTTGAAAAATCCTTATGGGGCGGACGTTTCCTCAAAACAGCCGACTTATTTAATTAAGTACAAAACTCGGAGGTGACAATATGTCGGAAGAAATAAAGAAAAACCAGCCAGGAGAATCAGGCCAACTCGGTGGAACAACACCAGGTCTTTATCAGGCACAAGGTGCATTTGCATCTGGTTCTGATGCAGGCTCAAATATCCCTGGCAATTATACTGATGGTGGCGTTCTTGGAAATGTTCCAAACGCAAACCTAGGTCTTACAACAGGACCAAATGCAGTAAATCCTTCAGGTGAGGCTGGAAGCGGTATCCTACGCCCTGAACAGGCACAGCGTTTCATTGATTACGTTTGGGACGCTACAGTTCTCGCCCAGGATGGTC